GCCGCCTCCGCCGTGCCGTGCTCGAGGGCCGCGTTGTCGACGTACCAGATAAGGGTCCGAAGACCCGGACTGTTACGCCGTCTAACGTTGAGTCCCTCGTGTGGGCTCATTTCCTACGCTCTCGCACGTTCCCTATTTTAATGGGGGATGATCGCGTCTCGCGTAGTTTGAGCCCCGACCGACCGCAGCATTGCCTGGATTTGGTTTCCCGGGCGCGTGACGACTGGCAAGTCTTGTCCCTTGATCTGTCTGTCGCCACGGATAATATGCCTCATTGGTTCGCCCATTCCGTCTTGTCTGGTCTTTGGGATAAGATCAGACCTGGATGTGCTATCGACGACGCCGCGCTGGAGATGTGGCGTGCAGTACTAGGACCGGCTAATTTGACAGATAGCCGCGGCACGTACCGCACTCGGCGCGGGATCTTGATGGGCATGCCAGCATCCTGGTTCTTCTTGAACACGGTTAATCTCTTCGCTGTCGATGAAGCGAATCACCTGACGGGGTTAAAAGTTGACGCGTTGGTGAACGGTGACGACCTACTTGCGGTCGCACCTCCGCGTTGGGTTGATACCTTTAAGGGAATATTGCGCAGTTTGGAAGTCGTTGTTAACGAAGAGAAGACCTCTTATGGTCCTTATTGGAGTTTCAGCGGAGTCTTCGGTCACGGAGGTAAGCTCCTTCCTTCGTTTGGTTATTTGGCTTTACGTCATTCTGACCATGCGAACAAGGATGTTAACCAGGCCGAAGTGCCGACATGGGTGCGCGCTGGGTTTATTACAGAACAGCGCTACCCTTCGGATCCAAGCGTGGCCCGATTCATGGCGTTAGCGACGGTGGGTTTGAGGACGTGGACCCGCTCGCGAGGTTTGCCGGTGTACATGCCGACCTCGTGTGGCGGTTTCGGCCTGCGGTCCATCACTGGTCGTTACGACCGCGTTTCCGACTGTGTCTATTCGGCACTCTCGGGTTCGTGGGCGTACGCCCGTGGTGGACGCGAAGTCAGGGAGCGGTGCGGTTTGCGCGCCCCTAACTGGTCTTCGCTTGCGGACCGTGAGCCCGTACAGTGGGGCGACATTGTCGAGTCGCCTGACGATATGGAGCACTCCTACATCTTCGAGACCGACCTTTTCTC